TCCTGCAATGATTATTGCTCGTATGAAGCGTTTGCTTGACCAACAGCAAGTTGACTCACAAGGTCGCTGGCTGGTAGTTGATCCAGTATTCATGGAAATCCTTGCAGATGAAGATTCACGCTTCATGAACGCAGATTTCGGTGAGTCAGGTGGACTGCGTAATGGTCTTGCTGTAAGCAACTTCCACGGCTTCCGTGTATACTCTTCGTCCAATTTGCCAGCACTTGGTACTGGACCGGGAACTTCAGGTACTGCAAACCAACTCACTAACCTTGGTGTGATTGTTGCAGGACATGATTCGTCTGTTGCTACTGCAGAGCAGATCAACAAAACCGAAACATATCGTGACCCTGACAGCTTTGCTGACATTGTTCGTGGTATGCACCTATACGGTCGTAAGATTCTTCGTCCTGAAGCAATCGTTACTGCCCGTTACAACGCAGCATAAGGGAGATATAAATTATGGCTACGTTTGACATGACTTCTATTGATACCGCTGGTGTTGGGGCAAATGTTATTGCTGTCCCAACTAATGTCGGTAATGTAGTACGCACTATTGAAGGAATCCTAGATATTGACGCTATGATTGCTGCAGGTGCTACTATTGCTAATGGCGACATTTTCCAACTACTTGAAATCCCTTCAGAGTCAGTAGTCCTGACTGCTGGTGCGGAAATCATGAAGTCCTTTACTGCAAGTTGTACTTGTAATATTGACTATGCTGGTGGAGATGACATTGTTGACGGTGCTGCGCTTGATGCTGCTGCTGGTACATACCTTGCAGCAGGTACTAATGGGTATACTAATACTGTTGGTACTGGTGCAGCTTCTACACCTAACGCAGACTTCCACGCTTCACAACTAGCTGGTGTAGCTGCTTCAGATACCATTGATGTAGTTATCGCTGGTGCTGCTGCTGCAACTGGACGCCTTCGGGTATATGCAGTAGTTGCTGATATTTCTGCCGCTATGACTGAGGCTGCAGTAGCTCAACGTGATCTGCTGTAATAAACACTTAATCTTTGGGGGCTGGCTATTCGCTGGCCCCTTTAGCTCATCTTAAGGAAACATAATGGCTCTTACATTTCTTACATTGACTAATAGTGTTATTACCCGAATGAATGAAGTAGAGCTTACTTCTAGTAACTTTACAAGTGCTAGGGGTGTACAGATACAATGTAAGAATGCAGTTAATGAAGCTATCCGTTATATTAATCAACGGGAGTTTGGCTACTCCTTTAATCACTCTAAAAACTCTTCTACATTAGTAGCAGGGCAATGCAGATACACAGTACCTACAAGTACAAAGTCTATTGATTACAGTACAGCTAGAATTAAGAGAGATACTACTCTTAATGTCTCAGGTAACAATCTATCAACGCTGAACTATAATGAGTATATAGAAAACGACTACGCTAATGCAGAAGATGAAGTTATAGCTACAACGCTAAACGGGTCACACTCTAATAGTGTAGCTACGTTAACGCTTACTTCTACTACAGGTCTTACTGCAACTGGTAAAGTTTATATAGGTAGTGAGCAAGTCACTTACACTGCAGTATCTGGTAATGACATTACAGGCTGCACACGTGGCGCTAATAGCACTACTGCTGCTGCATATTCAAGTGGGGTTGCAGTTACGCAGTTTGACTCAGGAGGTGTACCTAGAAGCATTGTACGTACCCCTGACAACAACTACCTTCTGTATCCATATCCTGATCAGGCTTATACATTAGTATTTGATTTCTACACTTTCCCTGCTGACTTATCTGCACATGGTGACATTACTTCTATACCTGATAGGTTTGCACCTGTTGTAGTTGATGGTGCTACTTCTTTTCTATACCAATACAGAGGCGAATTAAATCAATACCAGTTAAACTTTGGTCGCTTTGAGCAGGGCATTAAAAACATGCAGAGCTTACTGATTAACAAGTATGACTACATTAGATCAACTGTAATAAACAGACCCCGTGGTTCTTCTAACTTTATGTCTGGGGTTAGTTAATGCCAGATAACTCCCAAGTACAACCAGTTGCGTTTAACTGTGAGGGTGGTTTAGTATTAAACCGCTCTAACTTTGTTATGCAGCCGGGAGAAGCACTAGAACTAGAGAACTTTGAGCCTGACATTCAAGGTGGGTACAGACGTATAAACGGGTTCCGCAAGTTTATTAACCAAGTAGTGCCTTTTACTGCTTCTAGTTCTGAGACTACTTTACTGGTTGCTAGTTTTGCAAACAAAGTGGTAGCAGCCAGAGGTGAAAAGATATTCTCTGCAACCTCTGCTGAGTTAGCTCTTTCTATTGCTTCAGGTACAGGCATGACAGGCTCTGGTACTGTTAGTGTAGGTTCTACTGTAGGGTTTTCTTCTAGTGGTACATTACAGATTAACTCAGAGGTATTTACTTATACAGGTATTAATTCTACTACGTTTACTGGTGTAACTAGGGCTACCTCTAGTACTACTGCAGCAGCACATTCTAAGGCAGATGTAGTATCAGAGAGTTGGACAGTAAGAGATACAGGCAGAACTAACGCTGCTAAGTACCACTTTGAACGCTTTAACTTTGATGGTAATGAGAAGATTATTTGTGTAGATCAAACTAATGCCCCTGTAGTATTTAATTCAGCTATGGCTGCTACAGATGTTAGTGAGAGTAGCGTAGCAGGTGCTACTGTTGTAGCTGCATACAGAAATCATATGTTCTATGCTGGTAAGTCTACCATACCACAAGAGATAATTTTCAGTGAGCCTTTTAATGAAGATGGTTTTAGTAGTGGTGGTGGTGCTGGTAGCATTAAAGTTGATGATACAGTAGTTGCACTAAAAGTCTTTCGTGACAGTTTGTTTATCTTTTGTGAGAATAGAATATTTAAACTTACAGGATCAACACTTAGTGACTTTGCAGTACAGCCAGTAACAAGAAACATTGGTTGTATTAATAGCTTTACCGTACAAGAATTTGCAGGTGACTTGATCTTCCTTGGTCCTGACGGACTACGTACTGTTGCTGCGACTGCACGTATTGGTGACACAGAACTTGGTACAATTAGTAAAAACATTCAGTCTTTGTTTGATGAGAACATTAAAGATGCAGCAGCATTTGACAGTGTAGTCATACCAGACAAAACGCAATACAGGATTTTCTTTAATAAGGACGGTCAATCAGCAAGGCTATCTAAGGGTGCTATTTGTGTACTAAAGAAAGAGGCGTTTGAGTTCTCTGAGACACTTGGCATACAGACTGCTTGTACTGATACACACGTAGAAACAGGTGATGTAATTGTACTGCATGGTGATACTCTAGGATTTATACAACGGCAGGAATCTGGTAATACTTTTGATGGTGTAACTATCTCAGGTAAGTATAGAAGCCCTGACATGAGCTTTGGTGACAATGGTATTCGTAAGCACATGCAGCGGGTTATTATTAACTACAAGCCAGAAGGCACTATTGATGCTGACTTGATTGTACGTTATGACAATGAAGATAAAGACTCAGCTAGACCTGCTGTGTACCCGTTTGACACTACATCATTAGCTGCTACATACGGTGATGCTGTTTATAGTACTTCTGCTAGTGCATCACAATTTGTTTACGGTGGTCCTTCACAACCACTTGTACGACAGCCAGTAGAAGGTTCAGGATTTTCTGTAGCACTAAGGGTAGAAGATGGTGGTACAACTAATCCGTACTCCCTCAAAGGGTTTCAGTTAGAATATCAATTAGGAGCAAGACGTTAGATGGGTGCTACATACACAAGACAGTCAACGTATAATGATGGGGATACCATTACAGCAGATCATACTAATGATGAGTTTGATCAGCTTTTAGCAGCCTTTGCAGCAAGTACAGGTCACACACATGACGGTACTGCAGGTGAAGGTGGGCCAATCACTAAGCTGGCTACTACCTCTATTACTATTGGTGACGGTACTTCAGGTACAGACATATCAGTAAACTTTGATGGTGAAAGTAATGATGGTCTTTTTAAGTGGATGGAGGATGAGGATTACTTTGAGTTTTCTGATGATCTACTTATTGCGTCAACAGAGAAGATTCAGTTTCGTGATACTGCTATCTATCTT